AACACCATTTCCTCATTCGTTCTGCTGATGTTAAAGCCATTATACCTCCAAGATCCTTGCGAGACCGCCTTCGGCAAATTGAGGAACGAGTCTAACATTTTTTAAAATCATTTCTGCAAACTCATCGGGACGGGCTGCTTCTAGATTCACCTGATTTAAAAAGTCATCATAAGCCGACATGCTTTGACCATAATACTTCTTCATCAAGTCTAATGGTTCGCCTTTTCCTTCCTTCAACATGAACAGCTCTTCCGGTTTAAGTTTAAGTCTTGTATCTTTTAATAAAAGATTTCGAGCAATGGCTCTGGACATTCCCGTTCTCTGATCTAACGCGCCTGTAAAAGCCGCCATGTCCCCGGGCCCTGGTTCCGGGAGCGCGGACTTAACTTCACGAGGTCTATTGAGTCCCGTGAGTTCGTTATAACGTCTAGGTCCAGCTCCAATGTCATTACGTCTAAGAGTCGTGATCCCTGAACGAATCGGTGTGACGCTTGCACTCGGTAAAACCGGTGCTGGAGGGGGCTTAAGAATATTTTTAATGCCTAAAAGATTATGTCCTAAAATTTCTGTTTGAATACTATTAAGTTTGCCGTCTTTCGCCCAACCGACTGCATCTTCAACAGCCTTGAATAACGTTTCAGGTTTTCCAAGATTCGCTTCGGTTGCGTTCGCTAATCCGGGCAAAGGGCGCTGGAACAAGGGATTCGTCGTAGGTCCTTTTCCTAAAAAACTGATATTGGATCGGGAAAGCGCTTTAGCAGGATTGGCTCCAATTTGAGACGCCAAATCCATTAATAATTCTATTGTAAATCTTCTAGCCATAATAAGTTAAGTTAGTACCTCTCTCAATTTTCTTATCCTTGTAGTCTTCAGGATGCGTTATGAAATATCCTCCTCTTAAACGCATTAACGCTTGCGAGGTTGAGTCTACATAATCATCATAGTCTCCATGCGGAAACGCAGCGCATTCCTCTATGACTTCTTGAGCAAAATGTTCGTGTTTAGGCGCCCAAATTTTTCCGCCTTCAAAAAGCGGAGCAATTGAGTTCACTCTAACATGTTTATCGTTACCTTTACTAGGGGTAAAGGGAAGAACGGGAATATCCATATTCCTAAGTTCATGAAGTAAAGGAATTCCTGATGCCTTTTGTTCAATGATAACAATGTCAGGTTTCCAACGTAAATATTCTTCATGGGCCCTGCGTCTTAATTCTGGAAACTCAAATCGACCTTTAAAAGCATCTAATAAAACTGCATTCTGTCCATTGTCTTCTCTTGTGAAAACACCCCACGTGGTAATGGCTGAATAATCGGCCGTTTCTTTTTTCATGAAAGCGGTGTCATAAGACTGAATAATAAAATTCGTTCTAGGGGGCCTCTCACTCGCATAGTCTCGCCACCATTCTCTTTTGATAATGGCTCCTTCTTCCGCTGTTGGAGTTTGCATATACTGAGCATTCCATTTTGGAACACTAATAGAAGCCTTAACTGAATCTAATTCTTTTCTATTCCAATACTGAGGCCAAACCGGTTTATCATTAGGTAGGATCGCAGGGAATTCGACTACTTCCCACTGATCACCTTTCACATCTTTCTGAGCCTTGATTAATGCACCCGTGAGATCATTCGTTGACCACCTGGTCATAACTAAAATGATCCGGCCGCCTGGTTGTAAACGTTGACGGGGTCCGGAGGTATACCACTCGTAGGCTTTGTTGAAGGAGTCTTTGCTTATAAGATCCTTTTCCTTATGGGGATCATCAATGATCAATAAGTCAGCTCCTCTTCCTGTCATGGCACCTCCTACCCCTACCGCAAAGTACTCACCTCCTTGCGCTGTTTCCCAGCGACCCGCTGCCTTCGAGTCTTCTTGCAGCGTAGTTTCAAAAATTTCCTGATATTCTGGGGAATCGATAACATGTTTAGCCTTACGACCAAATCGTATGGCTAATTCTGCTGTATGGGTAGCTTGAATTATTTTTAATTTTGGATTCTTTCCAATCATCCATGCCGGTAGATAATTAGAAGCAAATTCTGATTTTGTATGCCTAGGTGGCATATTCACAATTAATCGCTTATTTTCTCCAGAAGCGATCTTATTAAATTTTTCAGAAATAATTTTGTGATGTTCACCTCCTATAAACTCAGGCCAGATGTAATGGATAAATTCCATAAAGTCCCCTGACACCTTCTTTTGAAGTTTTGTTTCGTCAGCTTTACAATAAGTCTTTAAGAACTCTTTTTGCTCATCCAGGGGATATGTATGTATTTTTTTAATAAATTCTTCGTTTTTGTTCATATAAGGAACCGTTTATAAAACCATTACCATGACTCTCTGAATTAAGCAATAAAGGGTAAAGTTGGGACCCCTATTTTTCTGTTTAAGGGGGTGGGCCCTCCCCATGTGGTGGGCCCGGCCCCGGAAGCTGGTACCTCTTTGTGTTTCCCTCCCCCCTCCCGAGCCCGGGAGTCTGGGAGGGGGGGTGGGGGTGGGGGCGCAGGGGTGGGCCCTCCCTGTTGCCATTGTGCAACACACACGAATAAAGTGAGGGATATTATAAGATTAAGGTTGACACAAGATATGGTAGGTATTTAACACGCACAAAAAAAACGAGGCGACGCAAGTCGCCTCGTTCCTGTTTAACTTATTGGGATAAGTTATTCTATAATTCTTTTGGATTAGTTATTAAAGTATTATTATATTGTTGTTCAGTAATTGGTATGCGTTCACCAAGTAAATCATTAACAAACCTATGATTGATATGATTTGAACCATTAGGATTATAATTATAATCATAGTCCTTATACCAAGCATTGTCGCACTCAACTTTCTTCGGCTCAGTTATTCTACCAAAATGATTAATGGCTCTATCGCCATTATCTTCAAACCAATCATTCGCACAAGTTTGAGAGCAAAAGTTATTATCATAAATCATAGCTGATCTTCGTCTAGTTTGATAACTCTTGTTTCCTTTTGTGCCACGAATACGATCTTTTGTTCTGTATTGGTGGCACTTTGTTCCTTGACAATATTTTAAAGTCATTAGTTTAAGACTAAAGTTTGAACGTCATTAAATTCCCATTTATGAGTTGCAGTTCTATATTGTGTCTTGCCAAATTTTACAGTAGCCCAAACATCAACATAGTTGAAACAAGGATATCCACCTTTAGCAGTAAATTCTTGTTTGCAAACATCATCAATAGTTGCTTTACGTTCAATCACACAGCCGTGTTTGGTTGCGTAATATTTGATATAAAAGATTGCGTCTTTAGAAGGGGATTTCATCTGTGTCCTCTTTCTTTTTGCTTTCTTTCCATTTCTTAAACTCAACGTGGTCTTTGTCATCTTGTTCAAGTTCTCTACTAATTGCATTTCCAACAACGTCAAGAACATTTTGTAGTTCTTGTTTTGTGTCAAGCATTAGAACTTTTTTAATGACATCTATTTTTAAGTTTGACATTTTACTTTCTCCTTTATTGTTAAACATAGGATATTATACTATATATCCTATGTCTATGTCAAACGATTTATTGTGTGGATTGTTGTTGATTATATGCTTTACGCAAAGCTATTTTTTGTTCTCTTGAAATAGATTTATTCTTCATACCTTTTATTCTATCAGCAAGATTTTTCGGATTGTAAATCACTAAGCCAGTTGAGTTGGTTCTGATTATTTCTGCGTCATTAACCGACAAGCCAAGTTCAGTACATAACTCAATCGCCTCATCAAGATACCTATAACCTTTTAAACCAAGTTTAATTTCTTTCATTTGATCTAAAATACTTGTTATCCATTTTTCGTGTGCAGTTATCAGCATACCTTTTGCCTCTTGCCATATCATCAAAGTATCAAACTCTTCTTTGGTACAACCGATTGATCTATCACGACAATATTCACGACCAATTAAATCAAGAACATAATCATTGTTCCACTCTTTAGCAAAAGAAGTTTCATTTCCACTCCCACCATTTAAGCCAAGATATTTTTCGTTTGCGTCATCAACTTTAGTCCAATATGGATTTGAGGGTTTGTCTTTTTGTTCAATGTTTATATCCGGATTACAACCCTCTCTATTTTTAAGTTCATCACGATACATAGCATTAGCAAAATCACTTTGCCTACTATTTTCACTACCATTGATATTTCCATTGAGTTTAAAATCAAAATGACGTTCAATGTATTTGTCTTTCATTATTGGTTTGTCATTTTCATCACGACTTTCCTCTTGACCTTGATAACCAAAATGGAAACAACTATCTTTCGCAATAGTGTCCACATTTTGAAACTTGTTTTGTAGATGATATGCCATTTCAACATCTTTAGGTGTGTAGTGTCGTCTAACTATACTTTCAGCAAGTTTCCACGTTTGGTCTTGAAGAGGTTTCATACGTTCACGTAACTGGTCAAAAGCCTCTCTTTCTTGCGTATGTTCTTGTTCAATATGAACACGCATACGAGTTCCGATTTTATTTCTGTACTCGGAATTTAGTCTTATTCTAGCCATAACTTTTTTCCTTTCTATTAAGTTAAAAATAAAGTTATAAACCTCTTGACATCAATAGTCAATAGGATTAAATGGGATTTGTAAATTAATATGAATAAAAACTATTAATAACAATTAGAGTTGGCTTATAATTGGTTGACTATATGCACAGTTATAAGCCACAGAAAGAATGTATGATAATTTATGGAAAGCCATTAAGAGAATTTTTTAAAGAGGGTTGGAATGTATTTCCACCTTGGCTATGGGCATTGAATATTTTTGCCATAGCTTTTGCCCTCGGGGTGATCTTTTGGTTGTAGATAGTATTTTTTTCTATCCAATGTTATTTTTCATTGGATTGGCAATATTATTTCTATTTGATATTTAGGCTCCAAGCGCTTGAGCCCGGATCACACAGGTTTAGCCTAGTGAGATCTCAAAGCAGGATACGCACGCAAGGCACTGCAAGCCAGTGTACAACTAATGTGTGGTCCGGGGTCAAGCGATTTACTCAGCTAGCGAAAGTAGACGTATTCCAGGGTGTTCTACTCGCTTGACCACTTCTAAAAAAAAAATAAAACATAATAATGAGTCCTCAAGCGCGCGCGCACGCAAATCCAATTAGGTTTCAAGCGGGTGGGCCCTCCCATTAGGGTGGGCCCTCCCAGTATATATTAGCCGCCATCCCCAACCACCGGCCAAGTGTATAGGATTTTATGGGTTAAGTCAATCACTTTATACGCGAGTAAAAATAAGGTTGACAGCATCTGGGCTCTGGGATATAGTGGGATCTTAACAGGAAGGATACATATGCAAATAATGACAGTGAAGGCAGGGACCATCTCATATGGAGACCTGAAAAAAAATGATCAAATAAGATCTAAGCAGCTGGGCCAGCCCATCGACGGCAAGCTCTTAGAGTCCCCGAAGCAGGGACGCGGATTAAAAAAGACCATCCTGATCTGGTCCAATGGTTCACAAATTGGGATGTTTGATGAAGGCGGCAGCGTCTGGGCTACAGACATTGTTGAAGTACTTCGTCAGGGGACCTGGCACCGGGTGACTGGACAGCCAGCCTAATGTTTAAAACAATTAAATGGAATACCGGAAGCGCTGCAGAGCGCTTCCGAAACACCAGAAAAAAAATAAAAGAAAATAGAAAAAAGAATAAGGCTGCAAGCTCCCAAGCGGGTGGGCCCTCCCATAAAGAATCAGGGTTCAAGCAGCTCAGGTTGACAAGCGACAAGCTTATAGGATATTATAAGAGACATAGAAGTGAATAAAAAAGAAGCAACCAGAATCACCGGAGGATTGAGCGCGCCAGGCAAAATGCCTGAGGGCTCGTATAACCTGCCGGCTGCCGCATGCCAGACAGGAGCTAAGCTGCGCAAGATCCCGGGCACACCATGCTGGGGCTGCTACGCCTTCAAGGGCCGATATAATTTTCCAAATGTTAGAGACGCGCTATCACGCCGTCTGGGGGCCTTGACTCATCCACAATGGGTTCAGGCAATGGCTGTATTAATTAAAGGAAAAAAATTTTTTAGGTGGCACGACTCAGGAGACATCCAGAGCGCCTGGCACCTCACACAAATATTCAAAGTATGCGAAGCGACGCCAGACACCATGCACTGGCTGCCGACACAAGAGAGACAGTACCTGCCGCTTGAGGGTTCAAGCATTCCCAAAAATTTAATAATAAGATTAAGCAACGCGAAAAATGACACCAAGCCTGGACAGGCCTGGGACCACTGGTCAACCGTGGTGACTGTGCCCAGAGCTGGCCACGTGTGCCCGGCGCCTGAGCAGGGCAACAACTGCGGCAGCTGTCGCGCGTGCTGGAATAAAGATGTCAAAGAAATTCAATACAAGATTCACTAAATTTTTTCTAGCAGATCTACACAGGAATCGAGGCCACAAGCCAAGGGCTCAAGCCTCAAGCCTGAGGCTGCAAGCTCCCGGATTCTGGAGCCAGGGTACAAGCGTACAAGCTGGTCCAGGGCACAAGCTACCAGGACAAAAGTATTTTTATTATGCTTAATATGAAAAGATATTTGGTGAGGAGAGAACCTTACCAAATTAGACTTTTTTAGACTGGTAACCTTTAATTCAACAGTGAAAAAGTTCCCACTAGGAGCGTACCCCAAAAGATCAGGAGTGCCGAATAAAGCCCAATTTTCCAGCCTTGTCCACGTAATTCTCTTAGACTCATTTTTTAATTTTTTCCAAAGTTCTCGTTCTGTCATAGGTGGTCTAACCCGTCTAAGACAATGTTATAATTTACCGATGATTTTTCCAATATTATATGGAGATTTCTTACACCGAAAAACTAATCTGTGGGTTTCACTATCACCCAAGATCGCGTTCTCAAGTAGCAAGACCTCAGTCATATCGTATATCTCACCGTTTGGTAATTCCACTTGGACTCTCGCGTTCTGAGCAACCTCAGCCTTCATGAACTTCTTCATTACGTGATCTAGAATCTTTCCTGTAATCGCCATTCTGTTGCGCTTATAAAATATCTATTGTATATTGTCAAATATTATGGATGAGAAACGAACTCCCGGCCCCAATAAACAACTGACACCTCAGCAATTAAAATTTGCAACTCTCTTAGTCTATGGTGTCGAAGGAAATCCAATTACAAAAAGTGAAGCGGCGAGACTTGCCGGCTTTTCTGATACTGCGAATGGAGCATCCGTCTACGCAACTCGTTTAACTGATCCCAAAAGATATCCTCTCGTGTGTGCTCACATCAGCAATCTCAGAGATGAAGTAAGGCAAAAATATGGCATTAGTTATGAAGCTCATTTAGAGGAGCTTGGAAAGATTAGGGATATGGCTAAAAAAGATAGCAGGAATCTAGCAGCCGCAGCTACTACTGAAATAGCGCGAGGTAAAGTTGGTGGCTATTATATTGATCAAAAAATTGTAAGACACGGTAACATTGACGACATGAATCTCGCTCAACTCTTTGAGAAGATGAAGAAAATCAGAGAGAGGAACGAGAGAATGGCGAAAGCCAAGC